TTGTGATATATTTATTATAGCTGATGATTTGTGTTTTTTATTATCCCAATTTTCAACCATATCAACAATAACATCATTGTAAGGGTAATCACTCATAGATGTATAATGTCTTGATGAAGATTTTACTTCTAATGATATTTTATCTTTTCCTTTATATGTAAATAAATCTCCTTTATCTGTATAATCTATTCTATTTGCTCCTATTGGTCTAATTTTTAAATCATCTATAAAAACTTTTAATCCATTTTGTTCAAGTATTTCTTTTACTTTTAATTGGTAATCATATCCTTTTTTTAATTGATTTACAAAATCTTTATGCGTATAATTCATAATTTATACTTAATTATTTAAATTCTATAGTGTCGTATATTTGTTTGGCTAAACCATAATTTATATCACTTCCTTTTGATTTATTTAATTTTGGTTGATGTTTTATAATGTATAAAGATTCTATAGTTTTTCTTATATTTTCATTTTCTTCATAGTGTAATATTTTAAAACCATCAAATTGTTTGTCAGTTTTATTTTTTTCAAGATTATGTGTATAAATTCTTTGCATTATGTTTGTTGTTTGACCTATATAAACACAACTGTTTTTTAAATATAAACCATATATACAAGCGTTAAGATGAGGTTTAAGTTTTATTATAGGAGATTTAGCATTTAAATTTACTTCTTTTTTTATTTTATTAATTAAATCAATATAATTGTTTAGATTTTGTTTTGGTGGATCAATTCTAAATGAACAATAATTATATCTATTATAATAATCATTTACTTTATATATTATATCTAAAAATGATTTATACTTAAAAGTAAAATCTCTATTACCATTTATAACAAATAATATCCATTCATCTTTTTCTATATCCCTTGCTATAGATAAACTTTTATATTCTACAAGAGAATCATTTTCATAATTAAATATATATCCTTCACGTAATTTTTTTACTTCATTGATTAATTCTTTCATAATATACCCCTCATTACATACTGATCTAAATCATTATCTTGTTCAAAGAAGTATTTGTAATTATCTACTGCTTGTTTAAATTTGTTTTCGCCTCTTGCTAAAAACTCATCTGTAGTTTCAAATATACCTATATCGGTACTTGCTTTATCTATTACCAGAAACGTAAACTTTTTCTTATCAAATAGTTTTAAGTACAACCAAGCCTGAAGATCGTACCCATACTTATCAGCACTATATTTAAAGGTGTTTAGTTCGGCTGTTGTTTTATAATCTATTATTGTATCACCTTGTATAATATCTGCTTTGCCACGAAAAGGTAACCCATCTAACATTTGCACTTGTGGTACTTCAAACTCACTTTTGTTTAGTAGTTTAATTGCTGCTTCATTTCTTAATACTGCATCTGTTAATCTTTCTGCTGCATTCTTTTCTTTTGTAAGAAATACCTCACCATACTTTTCTTTTGCTTCTTTATATACTTTAGTGTTCTTTGTGGAAGCATCTACAAAGTGCAGCTTGTTAATTTTTTGAGGTTCTAAAATCATCCAATGTGCTAACTTACCTGCTGCAAGTGCTGGACTATCTGAATTAGGATCACCATAGTTTAATATGTTTCTATAGGTCTTTGGACTTTTAAGAATAGTTTTTAATGATGAAGAACTTAATGCGTTCTTACCAAGATGACCATAATAAAATTCATCATCATATGCCATACCTACTATTTCTTCTTGTAAATAAGTTTCACCGTTTAGTAATGTTATCATAAATCAAATATTGTTGTTTGTTTTTCGTTTTGTTTATTTATTACTCCTATTGCTGTTTCAAGTATTGTTTTACCAGCTTCATAGTCCACCAAGTTTCTTGAAATTTTTTGTCTTGACTGTTTGCCATTATATTTTAAAAAATCGTAATTGTGAAATTTACTCATAGCATAAACAAGGTTTTTTGTTCTACTTAAATCAGGGTTCTTTCTTTTGCTTAACTTATTAGGAAGATTAAAGTTTGTCCAATATATATGTCTATCTCTTTTATTGCCTTGTATAAGTAAATCATAATAAGGTATAACATTCTCTACAACATATTTACCTTTAAAAAAATTATCTAAAAATATAACTTCTTGATAAAGTTTCATATCAGGGTAGTGTGGCTTCCAACTATCTCTGGTGTATTGACTAATATTAATTCTACTATGAGTTGGACAAGGAGGACTGCTCCAGATAAAATCAAACTCCTTATAATGGTCAAGTAAATATTGGTGTGCATCTGCTACTACAACTTTATCGTTAGGGAATCGTTCTTGATACATTCGTGCAAGTTCTTCATCCCATTCAACTGCTGTAACCTCAACATCTGTAACTTCATCCCATTTGTATCTGTTACCACCAAGACAAGCATATAAGTTTAGTATTTTCATAATTTAACAAATGATTGTTTTCTAATTTTAGATGTTCTATCAAATATTAAACGACATTGCTCAACTGATGTTAAATCATCTTCTACAATATCTGTAATTATTGTGTGAATTAAATTTGCCATAATTAAATGGTCGTTTTCATTGTATGCCATTTCATACAACTCAATTAGTTTATCTATATTTTTCATTGTTCTTTGTTTAAATTATTCTACTAATATAAACATTTTTTAAACAATTACAAACCTAAACTTTTTTTGGTTTCAAGTTTTTCTAATTTCTGTTCAAGTTCTACAATTGTTAATTCAGCTTTTCTTGCACGTTCTACTGCACGAATCTTATCACCCCTGTATTCGCTTAATGAATCATCATACAGTTTTTCGTTCATTATATGGTTGTGTACATAAAACCCTACTTCTTGCCAAGCATAGTACATATCATTTAGAGCTTCGTTATCTGGTTTTAGTTTTCTTGATTTAACTATGTGTTCACCTACTAAATTAAAGTTAGTGTAGTATTCTATTTCTTTAAGGTTGTTTATTTTTTTGTTCATTGTTTCTTTGTTTAAATTATTTCTGCTTCGCTTACATCTAACAAAGCAATTTCTTTAGGTATTTTTTTATTGTTCTTAAATTCTGTTGTGGTATTATGATATTGTATTTCCCAAACAGGATTAACAATATACAAATTAAATCTATATACACCAGAAGGTGTAGAATTTACATACATAGGTATATCTAAATTATCATCACACTTTGCTATCATAGCATCGTACTTCTTCTTTTCTATAAGTAAAGTATCGTAGTGTACTGTTCTACATTTTAATTCAATACGATGATAGGTTCCAGGACTGTAACAATCCCACCTGCTCATTTGGCTTTTTGCTTTTACTAAATCAGGATAACAACAAGAAACTAAATACTCAAAAAGTTCTTGTTCTTTCAATCGTTGTACTGATTAAATACTTTGTTTAGTTTATCATATACACCATTTAAAAAACAACTTCCGCAACTTGTTGCAACAGCATTACCATTAAATACACGGTTGTATATTAATATTAATTGGTTTTGTTGTTCAGGTGTTACTGTTGATCTTTTTACACTAAAGAAAGTATCTAAATAGTTATACTCATCTTCTGTTAAGCATTCAATCTTTTTACTAGGAAACATTTTGTTAAGCGTTTCTTTTCTTTCATCACACCCACAATCATCACCAAGTACAAACTTTGCTGCTTTATCAATTCCTACTTTTTTAAATGCTTTTTCTACTGTATCACCTAAACCACTACTTGCTGCTTCGTGGTTCTTTTTCCATTGTTTGTAACCCTTTGTTCGCTTATCTCCTTTATATTCGTTCATAATATTTATTTTAATTGCTCAAAATCATTGTTTATATAATCATCGTAATCTTCTTGAAACTTTTCTTTTAGTTCGTGTTTTGCGTTTTTTAATGTGTTAAATATACTTACCCAACTTATATTAGTTTCTTTTGCTATTCCCCTTATACTTAAACCAGAATCTCTGTAAAGTTGAAAAAGCCTACGTTCATACCATCTCCACTCATCTATATGGTCATCTATCATTGTACATATTTTGTTGTATGCTATTTCTTCATCCAAGTTTGTATTGTCCTCCACTTCTTTGGTATACTCTTCATTGTCAATAGAAACCTTTTTAATTTTTCTTTTGTTTTTGTAAAATTGGAAAAAACTTGACCGTAAGCTGAAATAAAGGTATCCCCTGCTAACAACACCATCTTTAATAACCTTTTCTTCATTAGCATATTTATATAAAATTAGATAAGTTTCCTGCACCAAATCTTCAGCGTATTCATATTCGCCAAAACCTTTTATTATATTAACCCATTCAGTATGCCTTTCAGCTACCTTTTCTAACCATTGTGCGGATTTGCCCATATTACAGTAACACTAATTACACCTAACAAACATTGCAAGGTAATCTCGTTACTTTCTTCTAATTCTTCTTTGCTGTATAAAAAACCAAACATCATACCAATTACAGGACTAATAAACACATCAGCATTTTTTACCTGACCTATAATTAAATAGATAGCACATATAATTAATAAAGATATTATAAAAATCAAATTTCTAACTTTTCTATTGGTTTAACATTATGTATTAAATCTCTACCAAGAAATTCAAAACCTATATTATTTTTACACATCCTTAATTGTATTGGTTCATCGTAAGGTGTACATCTACCACCTGTTTCATTTTCTTTTACCTTTAATACGTGCAGGTGTGAATACATCCAATTTTGAGCAGAGCCTGTATAACGATGAATACATATAACATCATCAGCACGGTTTGCCCACTTACCTCCACCTTCTACTGATGCCATACCTAAAGGTGTTGGTAGGTTTTCGTATTCGTGTCCTTTAACGTGGGTTCTTCTTAATGCTTCTGTTACACCGTGTGCATTCATAAACACGCTTACATTTCTTTTTTTAGCAAATAATCTAAACTCACTTGCAACTTGGTAATCATATTCGTGTCCACCTACTGCTTTTAATAAACCTATATCTTTTGATAAACTGTTATACGGATCAATAAGTAGTGCGTTGTAATCCCAAGCATCTTTTATTTGTCCAGCTTGTTTTAATAGTTGTTTATATGTAACTAAATCATCAACCTCTATTATCTTAAAATAAGTATCACACCAATCTATAGTTTTGTTTATTAATTCATCACTTGCTTCGTTAATGGTTTTACCCATTTTAAATTCAATTATTTTTCTTACAATACTTTGTGAAGTGTTTTCACTTGACCAGACTACAAATCTTAATTTATGTTTAATTGCCCATATCGTAAACAGGTACATTATAACAGTTGTTTTACCTACATTAGCGTGTCCTATTAGTACGTTAAAGTTACCTTGTTTATAACGCAAGTATTCATCTATTTCAGGTACATCTATTTTTAATCCTTCTTTTACCCTGCCATATTTTATGTCAAGTATTCTGTCTTGTATGTTCTTTGCTTGTGCTATCATCTTTTATGGTATTTTCTTGCTACTTTGTCATTTTGTTCTTTGCGTAGTAGAGGTTCTATATAATATCCTGTTATTGGGTTTAAATTATAATTCCAAAAATCTACAGGAAATGCTTCACCTTGTTTTAATTTTTTTAACATTTAATAAAGATATAAAAAAAAGGGGGTAATTAAACCCCCAATTATTAAACTATGTTCTAAAATGGTAAATCAGCTTCTTCACGTGCTGGTTGTTGTTGTTGATTAGTAACCTCATTTCTTTCAGCTACCGTTATATCACCACCTAACCATCGTACTGCACCATTGCCTAAAGATGTTGCTTTTGTTTTAGCTTCTCTTTCTTCTTGTGTTTGGCTTTGTGTAATCCAAATATTATTACCATACTGTGATTTGTCTTGTATCATCATAGTAATGTTTAAATATTGGTTACCATCTTTGCCTTTTACAATTTTTGTTTTATCAATCGCAGATAGATTTAAGCTGCCTGATAATATTGCTACGTTCTTTTTTTCCATAAATTATTATTTTATAATTCTTGTAATTAATTTTTATATATACGTTATTTACTTTACAGTTATGCAAGTGTTTTAACTTTATTTAAATTTGCTTCTTCTTTAACTGAAACCTTATACTTGCTTTTAATAGCTTCTACACTACCACCCCCTTTTATAAATTCTATTGCTTTAGAATATTCAGGTGTGTTCTGGTTTAACCATTTCTTATCTACAGTTACACCACTTGCTACATTTGCATCATCATCTACAGCTTGTAAGCCTAATAAACTTGCTAAAGTGTATCTACGATAATATGTTATACAACTACCTAACTTTTGTGGATCAGCTATTTCTGGTAATTTAAGTGCTGATATTACACCACCTGTACCATCAATACAAATTAACTTACTTACTACCATATCTTCTTCTATAGGTTGTAATAAAAGTAGTTTATGCTTTTTAAGTAAAGGTTGTAGTTGTTTAATTAATGAATTTATATCAAAGTATTTTGATTTGTAAA